TCTCAGGCCGATCAGGCGCGCGCCCAGGCCGACATTCAGGTGCAACAGCACAAGATGCAGCAAGACATGGAAATGGAGCGGATGCGCATCCAGGCCGATATGCAGCTGGAGCAATTCAAGCAAAATGCTCAGGAACGGCAGATTGAACAGCAAAACGCGGTAGAGACAAGTGCCGATAAAATGACGGCGATGCTCAAGGCTCATTTTGAGCAAACCGCGCAAAATGCTGAGGCACAGACGCGCATCATGATTGAGCACATCAAGGGCGCGGTCGCCATAGAGGTAGCGCGCGTTCAGGCTAAAAATCAAACGGACGACGGCAAAGAGCCATACGCATTCGAACGATCGAAGGAGGCATGATGCCAAATTATACTGTTGCATGCGATAAGTGCGCAAAAACACAAGTGATATTCCGGCACGTTGCCGACCATGGAGCCTGGCCATGGTGTTGCCGTAAGAAAACACGGCAAATCCTTTGTTCCTCGCATCAAATTATTAAAGATATCGATCCCTACCGTGCCGTAGCGACGGATGTTGCCACGGGAAAGCGCCCGTTGATTGGGGGAAGGGCGTCGCATAGGGAATACCTGAGGCGTAACGGGTACGTCGAGGTTGGGAATGACAAAATCAGACCAAGGGGGCAATATTATCAAATGGAAAGCCCAAAAGCCGAAATCGTGAAAAACTTTAAAAAAGTAACCGGGGCGCTATGACCGAAGAAGAGAACGTTGAAAAAGAATTGCCTGTAGTCGCCGAAGCGTTGGCGGAAGCGGTTGCTTCGGAGCCAGTCGAAAAGGCCGTTCCGAAAACGTTGCGGGAAGAAATCCAGGAAAACGTCCGCGCCGCGCGCAATCGGGGAGAAGAAGGAAAAACCAAGGGGCGCGACGACTTGCGCCGTGACGATACCCTTGTCGCACCCGCTGAAAAGGCCGCGTCAAAGCTTGTTGCGCCGGTTTCGTGGGACGACAAGTCCAAGGCAGATTTTGCCTCAATGCCGTTGCATGTACAGACTGCCATAGCAAAACGCGAAGCAGAAATGGCAAAAGGCCTAACAAGGCAAGATGAGGATCGTGTATTCGGAAAGCAAATCAAAGAATTGGTTACCCCGTTTTCCGAAATGATTAAGTCAGAAGGGTCAAGCGTACAGCAAGCGTTCGGTTCTTTTCTTAATACGGCAAAAATATTGAGGACTGGAACAGAAGAAGAGAAATCTTCTGTTGTAAAAGACTTGATTAAACGCTATAACGTAAGAATAGACGTGACCCAAGCTCCAAGTAATACCGGTTTTCACCAAAACGACGGTATGACACGCGAGCAAGTCGCGCAAATTGTGAAGCAAGAGCAAGAGCAATCGCGATTATTGTCTGAGGTCGATGCTTTCAGAAGCGATCCGGCGAACGAACACTTTGACGTTGTACGCGGTCACATGGTCGCGTTACTGAACGGTGGACTCGCGGATACTTTAAAAAGCGCATACGATCAAGCGGTTTACGCGAACCCACAGACACGCTCCAGCCTGCTAGCCAGACAAGACACGTCGGCTCAGGACAAGCAAAAAATAGATATGTCAAAGAAAGTCGCGGCAGCCAAGGCGGCAAGCGGGTCCGTCATCGGATCGAACAACGGCTTGGGCGCGTCATCGAAGGCGAAGGGGCCTGAAATGTCGTTGCGCGATGAAATTCGAGCAAATTTGGAGGCCGCTAGAAACGGTCGCATTTAACACGGGGCCGAGGCCCCTGATAAGGGGTTTTTATGGCTTTGGTCAATCCATCAACGACGTTGACGGAAATTGTCACCACCACCTTGCGCAATCGGACTGGCAAGCTGGCGGACAACTTCACGATCAACCATGCCATGCTCAATCGCCTTCGCAAGAAGGGCAAGGTCAAGCCGGTTTCGGGCGGGCGAACTATCGTCCAGGAACTCGAGTATCAACAGAACGGGACCTACAAGCGCTATAGCGGCTATGAACAGCTGAATATTTCGCCGTCCGACGTGTTTACCGGGGCGGAATACAACTACGCCCAGGGCGCGGTAGCGATTTCGATTTCCGGCTTGGAACAGCTGCAAAACGCCGGTGAAGAGGCGATCATCGATCTTCTCGAAAGCCGTATCGTCAACGGCGAAAAGACGCTTGTCAACAACGTTGCGCTCGATTGCTATTCCGATGGCACGGCGGACGGTGGGCGTCAAATCGGCGGTCTTAACCTTCTGGTCGCGGGCTCCGCTGGCAATACCGTTGGCGGCATCAACTCCGGCACCAACCCATTCTGGCAGAACGTCATTTTTTCGGCGTCTACCAACGGCGGCTCGCCAGCGACGACCGCGAATATCGGCTCGTACATGAACCGTTTGTGGGTCCAGATGGTGCGCGGAACGGATCGTCCAGACCTTATCATAGCGGATAACAACTATTTCCGCCTGTACCTGGAAAGTTTGCAGGCTATCCAGCGGATCGAGTCCAATGAAATGGCTGAACTTGGATTTACCTCGCTGAAATACATGAACAGCGACGTTGTTCTCGACGGCGGTTTCGGTGGCGGTATGCCCACGAACACGATGTATTTCTTGAACACCGATTACATCTTCTTCCGCCCTCATAGCGAACGAAACTTCTCCCCGATCGGCGATGACCGCATGGCCGTCAACCAGGACGCCATGGTCAAGCTGATCGGCTTCGCCGGGAACATGACTGTATCCAATCGCCGCCTCCAAGCCGTGCTAACGGCCTAACCCTCAAAAAGAAGAAAGGCTAAAGCAATGGCATTCACAATCAAAACGCCTCAGCTTGGCGAGGTCGGCATCACCGACCTCGACATCGGCGGCCCGGGTCCTTTTGCCCTTGTCGGGCCGAACGCCGGAAAATATGGACGCTCCAGCTTTTATACGGAAATCTTGCTGGCTTACGACGGTGCCCTCGGTGCCGCTGAAGTTTGTTTCGCTCAAGCGTCAGCTTCGATCACGCCAGGGCAGCTTGTACAGTTTTCGTGCACTCAGGACGCCAACTTTAACATGGTGTTCCAGGCCACGCCATGGACGGGTACGGCCAACTCCGGTCAGGACATCGGCGTTGCTCTTATCTCTGTTGGCGCTGGCCAGTGGGTGTGGTTCCAGATTAACGGTTTTGCCATCGTTAATTACGGCGCAGCAACGGCTGGCCAGACCGTAACCGGTGTCACCCAGCTTAACAACATCGCGACCGTCACCGTAGCGGCACCTCACGGCCTTGTGGTCGGCAACCAAGTGACGCTAGCGGGCTTCACACCCGCTCAGTACAACGGCTCCTACGTCGTCATCGCGACCCCATTGCCCACGACCTTTACTTACGGTCTTGTCTCGAACGCGCTGCCTATCGGTAACGCAACGGTTCAGGGAACCTACCTGTATTACGGTGGTGCTGTAGCTGGCAAGACCGTTTCCGGCGGCACGGCGGCGGGTAACGTTGCCACGATTACGACCGCAACGCCTCACGGTTTGCAGCTTGGCGATACCGTCGTCGTCTCAGGCGCGACTCCAGCGGCCTATAACGGCACGTTCGTTGTGACCGCCGTGACATCGACGACGTTCAACTACAACGCCCTCAGCGCGCCAGGCGGCGTGACGACCGTATCGCCGATCTACACGATTAGCAGCCCAGGTCCAAACGGCCAGGTCTATTACTCGGCTAACGGTGCGGCTTCGTCGATCGTTACGGCGTCGAAGCAGCTTCTCGGCACCCAGTGGGCAGCTCCCGCTGGCGGGCAAGTCGGCAAGATCGTCCTTCCTTCATGGCAAGCGGTTGCTTTCCTTGGACGGCCAAACAGCCAGGGCGCTATCACCTAAGCAAGACGGGGGCCGTTTAAGCGGCCCCTTGTTTTTCTCAAAACAGGAAAACGATCAATGTTCGCAACGCCGCAAATCAAGCAAATCAGCCAGACGGATTACGTGGCTATTCACGGCACCGACCGTGAGCTTGTGGTTAATTTTTTCATGGAAGCGGTCCATCTTGAGGCGGAAAGCGTCAAGGCGGGACGGCCCATTTATGAAGAACGGCCTTTTATTCGCATCAATTTTCCGGGAGACCGCACGCGGGAAATCATCCGTGGCGTGAAGCTAGAAGACGACACGTTTAGCCCCGCCGACGTGAACAGGTTTCCTCAGCAGTGGGCGCGCTTCCAAAATCAACAGGAACCCGGCCAGCACGGCACGCCGCTCGAACAGTGGCCGCAAATTCGCAAATACCAAGTCTTGGAGCTGAAAGGCTTGAAAATTCACACGGTGGAACAGCTGGCCAGCGTGCCGGACACGGCGCTTCATAATCTCGGCATGGGCGCGCGAGATTTGCGTGAGATGGCACAGTCCTATCTTTCAAAGGCTGGCGACGGCGCGGAACTCAGCCAGCTTCGCGCTCGCATTGCCCAGCTCGAAACAGACGCGCACATGGCGAAGGAAAAAGCATCCATCGCCCCCGCGCCAGAATTGACAAAACTTGTCAAGGATAACGACCCAATGGCGGCAATGGACGCCGAAACATTTATGGCAAAACGAAGGGGCACACGATGATTAAAAGCAAGCTTACAGGCACTGGAATTTCTCCCTTCGCGGCCTTGTCTATCGGCTGCACCGTGACCAACGCCATCGTGGCGGCTGGCGCAACGCTGGCCAGTGCGACGCCCCTTGGTGACGATATCAACGTCGTGACCGTGGCGACGGCAAACCAAGGCGTCTCTCTTCGCGGTGACTTGACTCCAGGCGATAACCAAAAAGTCGTTAATTATACGGCGGTATCGATAATCGTTTACCCGGCAACGGCCCTCGGAAAGATCAGTAACGGCGTCGCTGGCGCGGGCCTTGCCCTAGCGCCAAACAAGGTTGCCAGGTTTATCTGCATCGACGGCGTTAGCTTTGCGGCGCTCGTAAGCGCCTAAAACGTCTTAATGTTTCACGGATTTTTCTGCGTACTTGGGATATTCAAGAAATTGGATATCCCATTTTTGTGCCTAAATTTTTTCCTTGACTTTACCAAACGATCAGGTATGCTAGAGCAACTTGAGATTGCACTAGCTAACCTGATCGCTTTGTATAGATTTTTGGGAATTTATATATTACATATGTAGTTGGATGTAAAGGTTAACGAAAGCTATCTAGCGTGAAACAATAGATTTTGTAACTGGAAAGATAGAATATGCCCCGGTCTTTTTTGCAGCTTGTGCAGGCCGCGTGCGCGGAAATGGCTCTTCAACAGCCGACGACGGTCATCGGAAACCCGGACCAAACGACGACGCAATTGCTTGCGTTATGCCAACGCGAGGGTGCTGAGTTTTTCAAAGAAGAGACGCTGTACGGCGGATGGTCGGTTCTGAGGACCGACTACACGTTCAACATGGTGCCAGGGCAGACGGTCTACCCCTTGCCTGCGGATTACGGCTGGTTCCTTCCAGAAAGCATTTGGGACAAGAATTTTCGCTGGCAGCTTTTGGGGCCATTAAGCCCGCAAGAGTGGAACGTCTTGCAATACGGCATCACGCCGCTTGGACCTCGCACAAGATTTCAAATACGAGGAACTTCGCTTTATCTCAATCCCGCTCCCGGCGTCGGACAGACGGATACGGTAGGTTTATCCTATCAGTCCACGGCATGGGCAAAGTCTTCTGGAGGCGTCCCGCAGGGGCAATGGCTAGCAGACACCGACACATACCGGCTCGACGAAGACAGTCTCATTCTCGGCTTGATATGGCGATTTTTTAAAGCAAAAGGCTTTGCTACGACTAACGGCGCTTATGAGGATTATCGGCGTTGCGTCGATACGATCAAGGCGCGCGAGGCTGGCGGGCGGACGTTACCGCTAAATTCGGCGGCTTCGATGGATATCAATATTATAAATTCCGCGAACGTTCCAGACACGGGATTTGGATCGTGAGGGCGCTAAGAAGGACCACGAAAGGGCGGCGTCCGGCTGCTGTTACCGAGAAGACGAAAAGCGTACCGGCCCCCACGGGCGGGCTTAACGCCGTCAATGCGATTGCCGAAATGCCACCAACGGACGCGCTCGTTCTGGACAACATTTTTTGTCAGCCAGGTTGGGTCGAGGTTCGAAAAGGCTATACCAATTTCGTGACCGGGTTTCCGGGATGGGTCGACACGCTGGCGGCCTATGCCAGTGCGACCGCTCAAAAGCTGTTCGCGCTATCGGGCGGAAATCTTTATGACGCGTCCGTGTCCGGCCTCGTTGGCGCGCCGCTTCTTACGGGATTGCCGTCGTCTCGCTATGAGGGCGTCCAGTTCGCCACGCCCGGCGGAAACTACCTTTATTTGATGTGCGGCAACGGCGCGCCGCTCCTTTACGACGGCGTGACATTCAAGGCCATAACCGGCGTCACGGCCCCTATCGCTCTTTCTGGACCTACGTCCATAAACAAGTTGCGCAATCCGTGGGTTTGGAAAAACCGGCTTTGGGCGATAGAAGATGGAACGTTCACCGCGTGGTATCTCCCAATTCAATCGGTTGGCGGTGTCATGCTCCCGCTACCACTGGCTAGCTATTTTACACTTGGCGGGCAGCTTCAATGCGGTTTCGAGTTTTCCCTTTCCGACGCGAACACCACGGATGACTTTATCGGCTTTATGTCGAGTTTTGGCGAGATTGTCGTTTTTCGCGGAACCGATCCTGCTTTTCAGGGGTCTTTCGGGCTTGCCGGGGCTTTCCAGGCCGGACGCCCCGTGGGAAGAAGGCCTTACTTCAAGTATGGCTCCGACACGATCCTTATCACCACGGACGGCTTTAATTCTGTCCGTGAGGTCATATCGTCGGGACGGGACAGGCAAAACCAGGCCCTTTCTTACAAAATACTCAACCTGATAAATAACGATACGGCAAGCTATGTTGGCAATTTTGGATGGCAAGGCATAGTATATCCAATAGGAAACAAGCTTATCGTCAACGTTCCCATGATATCGTCGTCTACTCAGTACCAATATGTCATGAATACAATAACAAAATCTTGGTCTACATTCAGCAACTGGAATGCGTCTTGCTTTGAAAAGCTTGTAGACAATTTGTATTTTGGCGGTAATACTTATGTTGCTTTGGCGGATACTGGAAACACCGATGGCGGAGCCGCGATTAGCTTCAAAATAAAGCCAGCTTTTAACTATTTCGATAGCGACAGAAAAAAGCAGTTCAAGATGGTGCGCCCGATCATCGCGGCCAACGGATCGCAG